CTAGCTGCAGCAGATTCCGACAACAGTGCGCCAACAATGATCTGTGTGCTGACTGCATCTGCCGCCGTGGCCGCTTCATTGACCGCGCCTTGAAAACTGAGGCTGGTGGTGTTGACGTCTTGCGCGATGCTCGTTTCGTTGATGCTAGATGCAAACACTTGACGCGCCGCAACTGCGTCGGTGCCTGTGCTTGACTCAAAAACTGCAGTTGCAAAGACCTGTTTCGACGAGACTGCATCCGATCCCTGCACGTTTTCAGAAACAGCGGTACCAAAAATCTGGAACGCCGTGTTGGTATCTTGAGCGACGCTGCTTTCGGAAACAGCGCTTCTTACACTGAAATTTGCCGCAACATTGTCCACCGCCGTCGCGGTTTCGGACACATTACTCTTGACGTCAAAACGTGCCGCAACCGTATCCGTAGCCGTAGCAATTTCAGCAATCAGAGAAGCAAAAACTTGACGCGCCGCAACTGCATCAACACTGGTAGCTGTCTCTGATACCGATGTACCAAAAACTTGCGCTGCAGATAGCGCATCTGAAATAGTGGAGCTTTCCGAAACCGAAGAGATAAAACTCTGCGCTGCAGCAACAGTATCCAATCCCGTGGCGGTTTCAGAAACGGACGAACGGAATGTCGCCCGCGCAGATACAGCGTCAAGGCCCGTAGCCGTTTCAGACACTAAAGACGCAAAAATTTGCCGCGCTGCAACTGCGTCCGTCCCGGTAGCTGTTTCAGCTACAGACGTGCCAAAAATCTGACGCGCCGCAATCGCGTCGGCTCCGGTAGCTGTCTCCGATACTGATGTACCAAAAACCTGCGCTGCGGCAATTGTGTCGGCCCCGGTAGCTGTCTCCGATACCGATGAACGGAAATTAGCATTCGCAGCTACAGTGTCAAGGCCTGTAGCCGTCTCAGAAACAGACGAACGGAATGTCGCCCGCGCAGATACAGCATCAAGACCTGTGGCAATCTCAGCTATCGACGCGCGGAATATTGCCTTTGCGCTGACTGAGTCGGCGGCAGTGGAAGTTTCTGAAGACGCCCGGTCATAGACAGAGCCGCCCCAAGCGGCTTGCCCCCAAGCGCCTGACCCCCATCCACCCTCGGCCACACTTAGACCTCAGTCAACTCATCCTCGCGGAACCAACGTTCTTGCGACTGCCCTTTTTCATCGGTCCAAGCGATCATGTACCAGAACACCCCGTCTTCATCCATACGGAGTTTCAGCACAGGACCCTGTGGGATGACCGCCAGAATCTTGACTTCTTGGCCCTTGACAAACTTAGTAGCCATGATTCACTCCTTAGGCAGCGTCAAGGCTGAACGTGTAGGTAACCTGAAGCGTATCGCCGCTGACCACAGCGCGATCCCCGGGGGCAGCAAAGTCAGACGCCGAGAACAAAATCCCCGTCGTACCACTCTTGGTGCTGTTGCTGATGAGGAATGCCCCACCGACCGTCGCCGTAGCGTTGATGGTGAATGACGCAGGAGATGCAGAGTTGCTGATAACTGATGGATCAGCCGTCGTAGCCGTGCCAAACGTCGCCTGTGGACGCGTAGCGTTGCTGTAAGGAACAACCTCAGTCCATCCTGCATGAGACGCGGCAGTATCACCCGCAGCAGGTGTATTACTGGCACCAGCGCCATAGAGCCCGATATACCAAGTAGCCGTGTATGAACTACCAGAAAAATACTTGGTGTTCATGTCCTGAAGACCGACGTTGACAACCAAGTTGTGGGACTCTGCCTCCCATTTAACGGTACCGTCAGCGCCGATACACGTCATTTTGAAGACACCCCCAGCACGAGCACGAGCGTTGGGCTCGGCCAACGACTGAAGCGCCGCAGCCACTACGTCATACGATTTTGCATTTTCAATCATGATGCACCTCAGGGAAAACGTATTAAAGCATCCGACGCTGTGTTAGCAGGCATCTGGACGGTGAATGTCGTGGTTGAGGTCTTGTCTGCACCAAAGCTGATGACCGCCACCGACTTGTCGGACTTGCTTGAGTTGTAGATCAACGCACCACGCGCCGTCAAGGCCGCGCTGAACACCGCGTCGGCAAAATCCACGTACACCACCGCAGGCTGTGTGTTAGGCACCGTCTGGGTTGTGATCGTCACGCCTGTAAGAATTACGCCACCTGCTGTGTAGCCAGCAGCTACAACCTCATCAGTGAGCGAGTAGACAGTCGTCTGCGGAGTCAGCGTGGCTGAACCCGTGTAAAGCGCCATCTTCAAGACATCAGTCTCCAAGTCGTGGACACCCTTGAGCATCTCAGACTTGAACGAGTTGGTCAGACCTTGGATGATCATGAGACAGACATCCTGGCTTGTCCGCTGCGGTACGCATCAGACCTCTCAAGCCCGTTGCCCAGACGCATTGCCAACGCCACAGCTTCCTTGAACTTGTTGTCGTATAGACCAATCAGATCTGGCTCCTGCTTCATGTAAACAGCGGCTTCCATCAAAGCGCCGTAAAGGAGCACAGGATCAAAATTGTCGCCAAGCCACGTAGTACCTGCAGTGACAATAGTCTCAGGATAGTAGAAGTAGTGCAATTCAACACTAAAAATGGCATTCGGTGTGGGTCCAAGAATAAAAGTCAACTCCTGTTCTTGTGTTGAAACAGGACCGAACAAAGCGTAGTACCGAGGTGTCCCAGTAGCATTTGGGTTGGGGTACGACGCCCGGATAAAGTTGACATCCTTGTTAAGCAGATACTCGTAGGACCCCGAGGCCAGGATCACAGCCATTGAATACACCGACAAAAAGTCTGCTGGGCAAGCAAGGTACTTGTTGTTTGCCGCCGTCACCCCCGTCACGTTCTTACGCAACGCCGGGAACTGAACCATGTTGTACACACGTGTTTCAGCCTGCTTGATGAAGCGATCAAGCACTGCCGGGTCCGCCGAATAATTAAAGTCGTTTTCGGCGTAGTCTTGAATCGCAGCTTTAAGCTCGGTGTAGTTCATAGCGTACTTTTTTGTACGTTACGCCATCGGCCCTCGGGCCATGAAGCCCTTGGTTTGCGCCTTGCCGCCACGTACACGGATGCCTGAGGTCTTGATCCCCGGAGGCGTACCCATGCCGATGTTGCCCACGACCATGCAGATCTCGTCCTTGAGGGTCTCGATCTCTTGCGGTTGCCCCGGCTTAGCGGGGGCGAGCTTCTTGGCCTTCATCATGGGGCCACCTTCTGGTTCATGACCTTCGCCATGCCACGCCCGTACTTGAGCATGTCGGCGTCAGTCTTGCCGCCCTTCTTGAGCTTCTTCACGCCCGGAGCATTGGGGCCGTGCGCTTTGCTAGCAGGCATGCGGGCATGCTGTTCGAGAGTCATCTTCTTCATCATTCACTCCTTAGGTCGTCACGACCGTCACTGTACCAACTTGACCTGCAGATGCCAACCAGTTTGGCGTCAGGTAGTCATCGAAAGCCTTGGAACCGCCTATCGGCCCCCAGCCCCACTGAATGGTTCTGCTGCCATCTTCCGGATAACCATTCTGCAACGGTCCGGTGCCGGTTGTTGGATCTGTCTGCAACCCGTTTGTGCCAGACTGATACCACGTATTTGTATCTGGCCTTGGATCGCGTAGAGCCTGGGGGTCACTAATTGGATACATTCCAAGTTGCAATTGCGGTTGGTCTGGCGTCCAGCATTGTGGGCACGCCTTAATCGCTGTTTGCTTGGTCTTTACCGTGAGGTTCTTTAGCCGCTTCAGATCAAAACGGAAACCGCATACGTCACAGAACCCGAAGGCTTTTGCGCCGTTGGCAAAACGGTTGCTCATGATATGAACATTTCACGTGGTACGAACCGGACCGCAGCCTTCTCACGATCCTCGCCTGCCGCCAGATCCCAAGCCTCGTCATACTGCGCCTTCAGCACCTGCAGCCGTTCCATCGCGTTGGGGATCTTCAGCGCCAAGTAGTACGCCAGCCCCGCCACAAGGCAGGGGAGGAACCTGAACGGCACATCCTGCGTGTATGTACCACCTTCACCAGCGTCCTGAATCCGGCGCAGCCGCCAGTACACGAACTGATACACGCCCGTCTGATCGGGCGTCGGCCACACTACAACCTGAGGCGTCGGAGCTTGCCTGTTGACCCAGACTTGGATCGGTCGAGCCTGCTG